TGTTAGAAATCTTTGAGCAGCAATTGTCCCGATTTGGAACCGTTCGGATCGACGGACGAAAATCTCCGGCTGCAAGAGAAAAAGCCGTTGACGATTTTGTGAATGACGATAAGGTGCGCGTGTTCATAGGTAATATCCAGGCAGCGGGCACCGGCTTGGATGGTTTACAGAAGGTTTGTTCCCGGTGCTATTTGGCTGAACCTGATTGGGTGCCTGCACAGAATGAACAAGCAGTTTCCCGGTTAGACAGGTTTGGTCAAGAGAATGTCGTTACGGCAGAAATTTTCGTGGCGCCTGGATCTATTTCAGAAAAGATACTGGTTCGGGCTCTCGAAAAAATGAACACAATTCACAAGGTTTTAGACCAGAAGGAAAAATGAAATGATCAAGATTGAAATTCACGGTGACTGCGCAACGGAGGCACTTAATGAACTCAAGGTGATTGCTCGGGCTCTCACTGGCACCGCTGTTGTCGTGTCTACCCCGACTCTCGTAAAATCTCCGACACTGCCGGAAGTTGTGTCGGAACCAACCGAGACATTTGCACAACCTGAACCGGCAAGCGAAGATCAGGAAATCGACGCGCACGGCCATGTCTGGAACGAGGAACTTCATGCTTCGACCAAGACGCAGACCAAGGAAGGTTTGTGGCGCATGAAGCCAGGGGCAACCCGTCCTGATCCGATGCCGGGATTTCCGAAGGACGAAACACCTTCCGAGACTTCGGCACCTTCCCCGGAAGCAGAGATTGCCGATACTGTGACGGAACCGGCTGGTTCTACGCTGATCGAGGAACCTGCATCTGCCGATGCATCGCAGGATGAGGACGATGAATTTGCAGCTTTCCGTGCTGCGGCTGCAAAAGCCGAAGAAGCGCAGGAAGAAGCAAAGGCCAACGTTCCTGCGCGCAAATTTACTGACGCTGATCTTGGCGCTGTGTGCAATCAGGCAGCAGTCAAACTAGGTGATCCTTCTCCGATCAAGGAACTGATCGCCAAATTCACACTCGAAGGTGAGGTTGCCCATTCGCGCAATGTACCGACCGACAAACGCGCTGAATTTGTCACGGAAATTGAGAAGGTCGCTGGGATCGAATTTGCAGGATAAGAGCCCTCGGCTCGTCGCTCCGCTGGCAGACCGGATAAAGTCTGCCAACCACGATGAAACAACGAATAGAAGGGAAAATTGATATGGTTCGCAAGCAGTCACTTACCGACAAAATTGAGAAAATTCTTTGGGATTTGGTGTGTTCAGGTGGCGGGGACGGTGAAACTATCCGGCGCACTGCTGAGAACATTGCCTGTCTTGCGGAGCGCGAGCAATGATCGAACTCGAACACTCTCCGCTCGGAGGTTCCGGCGCGCATCGCTTCATGACCTGCACAGGATCGTTCCTGCTGCACCGCGCGCAGCTTGAAGCCGGTGAATTTGAAAACATCGAAAGCGAATTTGCCAAACTCGGTACGGCTGCACATGAATTGTGTGCTCGCGCCGTTGGTGAAGCGATCGAGCCATACGAATTTCTCGGAGAGGAATTTGGAGGGTATCTGGCGGGTTGGCCTGATGGTATCTCACTCGATGCTGCACAGGTCTATTTCAACGAGTGCATGGACATTCTGGATCGCCGCAAGGCCAAGGGCTCGCTGCTGATCGAGGAAACGATACACCTGCCCGAAATCCATCCATTGCTGCGCGGCACGGTCGATTTTGGTTTCTGGTCGCTTGAGGACGGTATCTATCTTCGCGACTACAAGAACGGTGAAGGTGTCGGCGTTGCCGCGATACTTAACAAGCAGCTTCTTTACTACACTTTCTTGATGATCATGGCCGATGCAAATTTGCAGAAAGCTTCGCGCGATTTGAAAGTCTCACTCGGGATCGTGCAACCCAATTTTTACGGTCTTTTCGAGGAACCGGATATTTGGGAAACGACCTTGGGATATGTACTGGATTGGGGGTATAACGAACTTCTGCCGCGCATGGAATTTCTCATGTCAGGCAAGGACGTTGACGAAAGCGATTTTGTCACAGGTGATCACTGTCAGTTTTGTCCGGTGCTTCTGGACTGCCCCAAGATGCAAGCAGCGTTCAAAAAATACGCCGCAGGAGAAGGAGATTTTATCGCCATGCTTACCAATGAAGAACTTGATGAACTCTATGCCGAGCGTGATAATGCGCGCCGCTTCATGAATGCGCTGGAATCGACCGTCCATGCCCGATTGGTGGGTGGGGGCAGCTTCCAAAGCGCCAAGCTGGTCGAGAAGCGCACAGCGCGCGTGTGGAAGCCTGGGGCGCAAGCAGCACTGCTTGAAGCGTTCGGAGACAAGGCGTATGAACCGCGTAAGGTCAAAAGCCCTGCACAGGTCGAGAAGCTTTCCAGTCGCGGCAAGGAAATGGCATTGGAATATGGATACAAGCCTGAGAGCACCGGCCTGTCCGTTGCGCCTCTTTCAGATCCACGTCCCGAAGCCAAACCGAAAGGTAACAAGGCCGTGTTTGAGAATTTTGCTCAATCGCCCGAACAGATGGGATTTTGACCAAACACTCACCTGATGCTGCGTCCCCGTATCGGAATGAGAAAGTCAACGAAGGGACAAAAGGAAGTAACAATGGCTGAAACAATTCGCTACACTCTCGTCAAGCCTGCGCGGCTTATCTATTCGTCGGTCACGACAAAATCTGCCCCTCGCGGTGTGGTGAATGCTACACCGAAATTTTCCGGCACGTTCGGTATCGAGAAGGAAGATTTCGATGCGATCGTGGCAATCATGGTCAACAGCATCACTGCGGAAATGGGCAGTTTTTCCGGCAACCCCGGTGATTACTACTTGGCCTGTCAGAGCGGCAAGATGGCCGGTCAACGGGCAATGCAGAAGGCTGAACTCGATGCGACTGGCAAAAGTCCAGATGAGGTTTTCAAGATCAAGGAAAAAGCCGAGAAGCGTGCGGAAATCTATGTGCCCTATGCCGGTATCTTGACCGCTTCATCGCAGTTTGATGTTGCACTTGCAAAACTGGAAGGTGGGAAGATCGTCGATATTCCCGATGAGGAACATGCTCGCGCTTCGGCTGGCAAGGATTTGTTCTATCCCGGCGCCTATGTGGTTCCGGCGATTGCCTTCAAACCCTTCCGGCGCAAGACTCTGGATGCCAAGGACGGAGTAACTGCCTACCTGCAAAATTGCTTGTTCGTTCGCAAGGGTGAACGGCTGGCAAGTGGGGGCGGTGCAGATAACAGTCAGGTATTTGGTGATTTCGCTGGATATTCCGATTTCGACCCGACCGCAGGGGCTCCGAGCAATTCTGATTTGGAAAAGACCGAAGAACCCGCCTGGTGATTTTTGAATAGAAATTCCGTATGGTGTTAACCTGCGGAGAGTCTGCTGACAGGCCGGACTAGGGAAACTAGTCTGTCAATTAATGGAGGCACCGCATGACTGAGAAAGAAGAAATCGAACGGATTGTGGCGGGGCTTTGTGATCTTGAACGCGAATGGATCAAGGATCAAAATAATTGAAATACGTTGTAGTCGATTTTGAAACCGCCAGCCGTACGGACCTGGTGAAGGTTGGAGCATGGAAATACGCTGCCGACATGACAACCTTCCCGTTGTGTATTTCAATGAAGGTTGTGATTGACGGAAAGCCGCAACCTACTCGTGTTCTTTCTGAAAAACAGATGCACTCGCTCGACGTGGAATTGCTTACTTTGTGCAATGATTCTGAAGTGATCTTTGTTGCCCATAATGCTGGCTTCGAGCAGGCCATGTGGAAATTTCATATGGTCCCGATTGGGTATCCTGAATTGCCGCCTGAGCGCTGGCACGACACTATGGCAGTCGCTGCAATGAAAGGACTACCGCTAGGGCTCGATGCACTCGTAACGGCGCTGGAATTGCCTGTTAAGAAGGATATGGATGGCCACAGGCACATGCTCGTCATGCGTAAGCCTGACCAGAAAGGTGGCTGGTCGCAGCACAACGAATATAATCTGAAACGTCTTTATGATTATTGCGGTGACGATGCCAACGCTCAATACGGCGTCTATGTTTCGACCAAAGGGCTCGGACCTTCCGAACGTCATACATGGATACTCGATCAGAAAATCAATCAGCGCGGTATTAAAATCGACGTTGAATTTGTGCATGCTTGCATCAACGTACTGGATCAGGTGCGAGTGCCGATGGTCGAGCGCTTCCGTGAATTGACCGGATTAAATCCCACTCAGCGTGAGAAAGTATTGAATTGGGTAAACGATCAAGGTGTTGCTCTTGGTGACATGAAGAAAGAAACCTTGAACGCAATCCTTGATCCAGATGACGAATTTGGAATTGAATATTTTTCTGATCCTCTCCCTTATCACGTTCACGAGGTTCTGACGCTTCGGCGCGCTTTGGCCTCCTCTTCGGTTGCCAAGCTGGATCGAATGCTGCGCTGTGCTGGCGGTGATGGGCGGGTAAGATATACCACACAGTATCATGGTGCTCGAACTGGTCGTGATGCTGGCCGATTGATCCAGATACAGAATTATCCTCGCGGTGAGATCGGGGAACATGAACACCTGCAAGAGATTGCAGAATCAACTGGTCGAAACCCGGCTGATATTCTTGCCGATGCAATCCTGACCCGCAACGTGGAACATATCAGGGAGATTTGGGGGCAGGATATATTCTCGGCAATCATTTCATCCTTACGATCCTGCATCGTGCCGGAGCAAGGCAAGGTTCTGGTCGGCAGTGACTATGCAGCCATCGAAGCGCGCAACCTGCTTTCGATGGCAGGACAGCACGACCGGGTTGAGCAGATGCACTCAGGGCTCGATGTGTATTCCGAAACCGCTTCAATGATTTTCAAGCGTCCGATCAATCGCAAGGATCCAGTACAAGCCAAAGAAGGCCAGATTGGCAAGAACACGTTTCTTGGTTGCCTAGCTGCCCCAACTCAAGTATTAACTTCTAATGGTTGGAAAGCCATTGTCGAGGTTCAACAAGAGGATTTGCTATGGGACGGAGAAGAATGGGTTACGCACAACGGACTCGCATACAAGGGCTTGAAGGAAACTTTGAATATTTGCGGCCTTCGCCTCACGACCGATCACGCGGTGTTCGATGGGGTGTCGTGGTTCCCCGCAGGCGAAGCGACCGGACAGATGATTTCCCGAACCCTGGCCTTCGCCAAGGATCGTGGACCGTGCTCGGTTACGCATACACACCACAAGGGTATTTTTACGGGCCAGTTTGTGAATGCAATTGTGGGAATGGTCCGGTCTTTGTGGAGGAATACAATTTCAAAAGTGGACGTTCCCAAGGCTGCAATTCTTGTGCAAAGAAAAAAGCAGCAAATACGGCACAAAAAAAATACTGGGGATACGCAGACATTTGTGCGAATACAACCCACAGGATACGTTTGCTCAATCGTATTTCCTCAATCCAATCTCGCTGCCGCGTTGGTGGGAGTAGCAAATTTGCCAAACACTATGCAGGACGAGGCATTAGAGTGTATCCAGAATGGGATTCATCGGGAGGAAGATGGAGTAAAAATTCAACTGAACCCAAACGAAAGTTTCTTGCCTACCTTCTCACACTTGAAGGATGGGATGATCCATCTATGGAAATCGACCGCATCAATAATGATGGAAATTATGAGCCGGGTAATTTACGCTTCGCGACCCGAACACAAAACCACAACAATCGTAGGGACATATCCACCCTGCAAGGTCGATTGGATGAAGCACTCGAAGAAATCGAAATGTTGCGAGCCTGTTTACGATCTTGTGAATGCCGGTCCTAGAAACCGATTTACGGTGATGACTACGGAAGGTCCAATGATCGTTCATAATTCAGGATACGGTTTGGGTCCGGTTGGCTTCCGTGCGCGGTTCGCACCGAATGAGAGCATCGACTTGGCGATGCTCGCGATTAACACCTACCGGCAAGAGGTCGCACCGATGGTGCCGAAATTCTGGTATGGTCTATGGGAAGCGAGTTCGAGTGCGGTCTATTGCGATCACGCCAAAGCCTATGAATATGCCGGGATCGAGTTTCGTAAGGAAAACGACTTTCTCACGATGCGCCTACCTTCGGGTCGCAAGATTTGGTATCATCGCCCGCGCAAGGCCATCAGTCTCACGCCACAGGGCGATGAACGACCGTCTTGGACCTTCATGTCCTATCAGGGCAAGAAATTCAGACGGCACATGGCTTGGCACGGAATGCTAACTGCTGATTGCATCCAGGGCAGTGCGCGGTGCCTTATGGTTGAAGCTATGAAACGTGCCGAAGCTGCGGGATTGAACACGATTTTCAAGGTTCACGATGAACTGGTATTCGAGGAAACCGACCGGCCCGATCTGGTCGAAACTGTCAAACAAGTGATGGAAGATATTGAGCCTTGGGCTCGTGAACGCCGCTTCCGGGTCAAGGCCGAAGTGGAAAAGATGTTGAGGTATCGGAAATGATTATCGCTGGAATTGATCCTGGTAAATCCGGTGCATTGGCGATCCTGCATCCTGACAGATCGGCTGAATTTTTCGATGTGCCAATGGTCAAGATCAAAGGAAAAGCCAAGCCGGCATGGAACCTGTGGGCTGAAATGTGGTATTTCGCACTGGATCAGGCGTCGGTCGATATGGTTGTAATCGAGGATATTGCAGCGCGTCCAGGACAGGGTGTGACTTCGATGTTCACTTTTGGTCGTTCCCTTGGCTTTGCTCACGGTATCGTCATGTCAGTGACAAGCTGCCCGGTGCATTTTGTCACTCCGAGCGTCTGGAAAGGTAAACTCGGATTACTCAAGAGTGACAAGGGCGCAAGCCGGGAGAAGTGTCGTAGCCTCTATCCGCAGACCTCAAAGGATATTGGCAGGGTTAAAGACGATGGACGCGCCGAAGCGGCCTTGCTGGCGCATTATGGAAGGAAATTTTTATGAAAATATACACATTAGAAGAAATTATGTCGGAGGACGTGGATCAACCACCTAAAACACTCGAAAAAGCGCGACGCAAATTCGGTAAGGACGCCGAAAAAGCTTACGCATGGTTTTATGGTGATGAAGCGTTGAAGCGCGCCAAAGCACGTCAAGACAAAGGGAGATTCACACATGACTGAGTTAATGCTCTGGGTGTTCGGTCTGTTTATTGTCGCTTCATTGAACATTGGGTTTCTTCTCGGTGCCTCGTGGGCTTCAAGAGATCAGGACGGTTCGCAGTAACCCTTGGGAACCTTCAAGCCAAGGTTACGGGACCACTCGCAGATGCGGACAACCTTACGGTGTTCGCCGCGCCCCCAAAGCAGAAACTCATTCCACCACAAGTCTTCTGCAATCTCGCCGGCTGGACCGGGATCAAGCGCTTCGACCGGATAGGCGGGCTCGATCGCTGGTTTCAGATCAGCGACAGGCGGGAAGGTCCGAAGTGTCTCTACCCTGCTGCCGCAGGATGATACACCCGCGCAAAACACGCCGGTCATCAGGATCGTCAGTAGCTTTGATCGCATCACTCAATTCCTTCTCTTGCTGTGCTGAAATTACAGTATCGGCGACACGCGATTCAGCCGACACCTCATTGGCTTCATTCACGTCTCGCTGTGTCTCGATTTCGCGTTCCTGTTGGTCGATGATTTCATCGGCACTGCCGGCGGATTTTCCTTGGCAATAAGCTAGGGCCAACACACCTATGGTGAGTGCAGCGACAAACCCTGCAATCTTCAATGATGTTGGTGTAAGCGAGGAAATGAATTTGGAAACTGGGTTCATGTCATTGCCTTTCCGCAATTGCGCACATCGACATTCCCGATGCGATGATTAAGCCACCCGCGCCGAAATCTGTTTAATGACGGATTGTTGCGTATCAGCCGCAGGTATTCGTCGCGTTGCTGGCGGTCGAGGTCGTGGATCATCGCTTGACATACTGGAATGTCGAGATTGGTGCGGCAATCATCCCATGCTTTGATGGTCTGCGGACCGATCTTTCCATCGACTACGAGTTGTGTTCCGCAAAGCCGATTGACTGAGCGCTGAAAGAACCGAGACGGGCGCGATGGCCCCATGTTGATTGCAGTATCAAACACTTCGCGGGCTACCCACGGGTCAATCACGAACAACGGAACAAACCCCGGCTTTTCGACATAATCACGGTAATAAATTTGTGCCGCGCAAGGCTCGTCCCCATCATCGTCTGTCTCAGCGTCCTCGATCACTTCGGGATCAAGCGTTGCTGCGATTGAGGCCGGAAGGCGCACCGAATAATCACATTCCCGTTTCAGGTCGATCATTTCACCGCGAAATCCATTATCCCTCGCTACCGCGACAGTAACACCGTGATTGGTTTCGCCGCCTGGATCGACTGGATCATCGACATATCCACCTTCCAGCCCAAGCGTGACAGCGATAGTGAGGCCAATTATACCTACAATTCCAGCACCTTTGGTTTTTGGACCTACGCGGGGTTTTTGAGTTTCAGGGGGTTTTGTCATCATGAACCTCTGGCTGTTCGACAAGTGATCCATAAAGGACCATCGCGGCAGTCAATCCCAATGTGGTCAGCAAGACCCATTTTGGGTAGCCTACGGCGATAAACACAGTCAGACATGCTGTGCCGAGCGCAAGCGCCTGTGTAGACATGAAATGGTGAATGTTTTTCCAGTTGGGTATAACGCTCCAAAATTCTCTACGAAGCGGTCTGAACCATCCATTAATTTTCATCGCGGCCTCCTGCGGTTGCGTAAACCTTCTTCCATACGCCTATTCGTATGATCCAGTGTGTTTGCTGGATGCCAAGGGATGCGGGCTAGCAGCGATTGCAGGAAATTTCTTTCTTGCGGTGCTGCCTGTGCTTCACCTTGCGGCCTTCTCACTTGCCGATTTTTCTCATTCCACGCTTTCCATGTGGC